GAATCTAATAGCGAAGAATCTACAACAGAAGTTGTATCAACAACAAATAATACCAAGCAAAAAAATATACGACAGAAAAAAAATATCAATGTAGATAAAGTAATGGCTAAAGTTGATGAAGCCATTAAAGATATAGACAAGAATTTACAAGTTAAGAATATAATTAAATTGGAAATAATGACTAATGACCAAGCTAGTTTAACTGGTTATGCTACAATTCCTTTTTATAAAAGCAAAGACATATACTTAAATCAACTTAATATGTCTGATCCAAGACTTCTCTACACAGAAGTAACTTTAAATAAATATAAAGTTAATGATCCTGTATTTAAGAAACAGGAACTTTTACACAACATAAAATTAAAAAAACAAAAACTTTTAATAGAACTGGAGCAATTGAAAAATGGGTAAAATAAAAGATCAGTTAGCAGGTATAGCAGCATTGATTGCAGCGATTGTTGCAATTGGTGGTGGCTTTGCAAAGTATGGTGAAATTTCTACTAAACTTGCAGAAATTGAAAGTAGATCAGTACAAGATTATTCTGCACAAATAGCAGTTCTTGAAGAAAAGGTTGCTGCATTAGGTGAGAAACATGGTCATACTAAAATGTTAGTTAATTCTAAAGAAATAGAATTACTTAAAGTTCAAATAGAAGAAATTAAAGTTAAGACTAGCAATCCTCTACAGTAGTTATGAAAGTAAGCGAAAACACTTCTGTTGCTATGCCAATTAAAAATATGATTGGCATTGTTGTAGCTGTTGCTATGGGAATTTTTGCCTACACAGAATTGACTTCTAGGTTGACCTCACTTGAAACATCAAGAGAATTATTTGAATCTGATTTACTTAAAAAAAGTGAACAAGTACCTACAGATCAAGAACAGTTTATGTTGCTTGAACACCTTGCTGGACAGATAGAAAATTTACAAGAAGAAATGCAAGGTATGAGAAATAATACAGTTAATCTTAATAGAGCCATGACTGACATAGAAAAAATATTAGAGAACATAGAAGATATGAAAGATAAAATTAGAAATAATGGGAGTCATTAAATGGTTGAAGTTGTTTTTGCCTTATTACTAATTGTAGATAATGAAATTAAGGAACACAGAATACAAGATAGTTTAAGTAAATGTCTTAAAGCAAAACGATATGCTATGAGAGATAAAAGTGCTGAAGATAGAGTTACTTATCAATGCTTAAAGTCTAAAGCCAATATAGAAATCTATATGGGTGAGAAAAAAATTACATCATTAATATTGGAATAATAAATGATTGATAGAATTTTATTAAAATTTTTTGGTTGGTTAGATACTATTTCTAAAGGAATGGATGCTATGTGTAATGGAATAGCAAACTTAGTTATTGCCAAGCCAAAAAGTAAAAAAAGAAAATGTCAAAAGTGCCATCATAAATGTCATTGTAAAGATGAACTTCATGCTGACGAATATGGTTTGTGTACTTGCGACAACTGTAAATGTGGAGCATAAAATGAAAGACATAAAACATAGAATAGAACATTTTTATTTAATGAATAGAGAATACATCTTAGGTGGTGTAATTGGTTTTATATTAGGAGCAATTATATTTTAATTTATGAGGTGCAACTATGTCATTACTGGGAAAGATTTTATATCTAATAGAAAAAATACTAAGAAAATTATACTCAAAGATTTGGTATTATAGAATTGTATTCACAACAAATTTAAAAAGGAGAACTAATGTACGAAGAAGTAAAAGAAGAAATTAAATTATGTGAGGGTTATGTTAATAAAATTTATAAGTGTTCAGAAGGTTTTGACACTATATTTTATGGACACAAAGTAATACCTGGAGATAGTTATGAGCATGGTGTTGAGTACCCAAAAGAAATGGGTGAAGAAGTTTTTGAAAAAGATTTTCAAAGAACTGTAGATGCTGCCGAAAGACTTATTGGTGATAGATCAATTAATAATACAGCTAAAGAAGTTATTATTAACATGGTGTACCAAATCGGTGAAGGTGGTGTTTCTAAGTTTAAGAATATGTGGAAAGCTCTTGATAGTGAAGATTATGGAGAAGCTAGTTTTCAAATGTTAGATTCTAAATGGGCAAAACAAACTCCAGCTAGAGCAGGTAAGTTAGCTGGTAAAATGAGATCAGCAAAATTATAGGAGAATATTATGTGGTTAAGTGCAGTCAAACTAGCTTTAAATGCTGGTACTCATATTTATAAAAAGAAAAAAGAAACTCAAATGCTAATGGCAGACGCACAAGCTACCCATGCTAGTCGTATGGCAAGAGGTGAGTTGGAATACAAACAAGCTGTTATGACTAATAATCAGCAAGGATGGAAGGATGAGTTTGTTCTCATTCTTGTTTCTGCTCCTGTCATGTTGCTAATCTGGAGTATTTTTTCGGAAGATCCAGAAATTATGAAAAAGGTAGAAATGTTTTTTGAGTATTTTAATAATATGCCTTTTTGGTATCAGGCTTTATTTATTGGAGTAGTTTCTAGTATCTATGGATTAAAGGGTGCAGAAATTATGAAGCGACCTAAATAATTAATGTCAGACAACCTAGACCTGATTAACGAATATAAAGATCAAGTTCGTATCTTAAAGCAAGAAGTTGCTGAACTGCAAGACGCAGGTAAGTCTAAGGATTCTGCTAATAAGAGATGTTTGCAAAAGCTAGAGTATTCTCAAAAAGATTTAGATGCTGCTTTAGAAAAAATAAAAGAATTAGAGGAACAAATTAAAACAAAAGATAAAAAATGAAAATAGCTTTATTCTTATTTATGTGTTCTTCAGTTGCTAATAATTGCTTACCTCCACACCAAACATCAGAACTGCATAATAGTTGGTACGATTGTATGCTTTCTGGTTATCAAGAATCTTTAGATAAAACAATAGAGATAGGTAAAGAAGATATTAATGAACATGAAATATTTATTAGATTTGCTTGTATTGAAGAAAAAGTAATTGTACCAAAAGCAAAACCTAAAGTAGAAACTTAATGGCAGCTAAAAAGAAAACATGGAACAAATCTAAAACAATTGTCATAGATATTGGTAAGTGTAAATATTGTAATAAAGATATGGTTAATACCGATAGCTTTGTAGCCTTTGCTGATAAGACTAGAGGTCATTATAATTGTATGAAAAAAGATTATTACGCACAACTAATTAAGAAGGACAAAAATGAAAAAAGGTTATCACCGAACTAAATCAGGAAAAATTGCTAGAAAAGGATTATGGTATAATGTTAATCAAAGAAAGAAAAAAGGAATTAGCAGACCAAAATCTAAATCAACTATAAGTGCCAAAGCTTATAGAACATCTTAGCAACCGATTAGGTTGATCTACTTATTTAGAAGATCAAGTTCTAGCTTTGAGCTAGAGGGATAGGGTGGGTATAGAATCAGTTGCCTATGGTATAGCTGTGTACATTAGGTTATCATTTTAGTATAACAACTTATAATTAAATTAAGATTCGTTATGCTAAATTATACTTTGAATATACCACAGCATAGAAAAGTTAATAAAACCAATAGTAATGTTGTTGGGGTTTTTGATTACAAATCAGTTGCTCTACCATCTGAGCTACAGGGGCAACACATAAAAGCTTATATATATAGCCGAATTGAATCGCAAGATTCTTTTCGGCACTTTTTTTATGCCCAAAATATAGTGAGAATCGTTGGTAATTATACCAAAACTATACCACCGAACCCTATACTTTTTTTATACCCCTTAAATAAACTTGGATTTATAAGGCAAAAAAAGGCAATTGATTATTTGCAATACTGTTAGTGGTATAGTATAACATAGTTATAACTTAACAAAGGAGAGAGAAAATGACAACTGAGAAAATAACACCTAAATTAATTGATAAAGTTAGAGATAAACTTAAATCAATTATTGATAAAGAAAAACTTAATTTTAATATTGAGTTTGGTAATGCAACTTATGATGATGATACTTTTACAATTAAATTAAAAGTATCTTTACCTAATGCTAAAAGCCAAGAAGAAAAAGCTTTAGAACATGAATTAAAGGTTAGAGAAGCAAATAAAAGTTGGATGAAACCTTTAAATATATATGAAGTTGCAACAATAACTACATCGCAAGGTAAAAGAAAATATAAGCTTTGTGGATTTAAACCTAGAGCAAGAAAAAATCCATTTATTGTTTTAAATTTAATTGACAATAAACAATACCTTATGAGTGAACAAAGAGCAGAAATGTTATTTGGTGATCCTAAATGGAAAAATACACATGACTATAAAATTAAAAACTTTGGAGAGAAATAATGGAACTAGCAATTAGACCTACTAAAAAGAATGGTAAAAAAATTTGGAGATTTAGATACTATGGTTTAGATGGTCAAGTTAAATTCATAAGTGATAAAACTAAAAGTGCAGTAGAAGTTTTAGCTAAAGAAAAAATAAAAGAAATAGGTTTAACTAAAACTTCATCATCACAAATCTTTTTATCTGAAGCTTGGATAGATTTTTGCCAACACCTAGATTACAAAATTAGTGTAGGTAAAATGTCTAAAGGTTCTAAAGATGATTACATAAGTTTTTATTTAAAC